AAGGGGAAAGAACGTTCCGAACGTTCTATAGACTCCCGTAAAGGGGAAAGGGGATAACGATGTCCGAGAAAACGAAAGAGGAGATTCGGAAAGAGTTAGAGACGGAACGCGCCGAGATTAACCGGAAGAAAGCCGAGAATAAGAAGAACCGGGAAGAAACGAAAACGAAGGAAGCCGATTTAAAGAAAAAGGCGAAAGAGTCCGGGTTCTCTTTCTCCGATAGGAAGCCGAGCCGTTCCGAGATATTCGGAGAGGTTCTTTCCTCTCCCTTCCTTTCCGTTCCGAGAACCTCCGACGAAATAAACGGAGAGGTAATCCGGGTCGGACTCCGATATAACGTAAAGGGGAACGAGTCCGAGACGGAGACGGTTCGGAAACTCCTTTTCGGCTTCGCTTTTTCCTACGGGATACTCTCCGTCGAAAAGGGAAAGATAGTCCGGAACGAAAAGAGAGCCGAAAAGAAAACGGCTTAATTTTCTCCGAGAGAAAGTCCTTTCCTCTCCGAAAGAAAAAGCCGAGAGGATAAGCCGAGAGGGGGAAACGGAAAACCGTTTCCCCCTTTCTCTTTTCCCCCTTTTCTCCCATTATCCAGTAAACTCCTTTCCCCCGTTTCCCTTTCCCTTCCCCTAATCTTTCCCCGGTAGGAAAATCCCCCTTTCCCCCTCTCCGATTCCTTAAAAAAGGGGGAAATTTTCCGTTCTATTCCCTATAACGCCGTTTCCGGTATCCTATCCCCCCGATTCTATTAGGGAATCCCCCGTTCTATAGAGTAGAATACCGTTTTAGAATCGGGAAAACCCTTTAGAATCGGGCGTGTATAGGCCGTCTAAAATCCCCGGTTGTGGAAAGAACCATCGTCCTCCCCACCATTGAACTCCTATACTCTTTTCAATTTACGTTTCTGAACTCTGTTTTCTTCTCCCCCCGGCCTCCGGTATAGGGGGAACAATTTGATCGCCTTAGAACGGGAATCAAGACAACCTAGCGGGGGGTACGGACGAAGGGATAGGGGGGTTATGAATGGGAATACTTTATGGCTTACCCCATTCTGATTTTTTATAATATAAAATGATTTCCAAATTTCGTATTCGGAATTAAAGTTGCTATTTACTTCCGTCCGATAAGGGGGATAAGATAGAGGGACTTCAAATGAAAGGAGAAGAAGGGTATGGACGAGATACTTCCTGACTTCAACGGACATGAAGTTGATTTGTCCAAGTTGATCCTTGTTCTGGCAAGTACAGGGATGACAAATCAAGAGATAGCAGTTTCTATCGGGTTGACCTTACCTAAATTTAATCATTTGCTAGCGAAGTATCCTGATTTCAGAGACCTCGTCAATGAGGCGAAGGAAGAACCGAATCATCGGGTTGAGCAGAGCCTCTTCAAACGCGCTCTCGGATTTCAAACGAAGGAGGTTAAGCATAAGGACGGGAAACCAGTTGAGATCACAATCAAGGAATTCGCTCCTGATCCTGTCTCGTGTATCTTCTGGCTGAAGAACAGAAGTCCGAAACGGTGGCGGGACGTTATTGAGCACCGGCATTCGCTCAGAGACAGGATGGATCGGGCGCATTCTGCGATATCAGACCGGAGCCGGGGGGAATTGACCTCGGGGATAGATGAATGACCCTCATCCCTGATCATATCTGGGGGATATGGACGGTTTGGCAAGAAGCCAGGGGTGAATCCTATAAAGGGAAGGTTGCTGTTGCTGAAGTCATACTACGGAGGGCTGAGAAGAGGTATTCAAGCGACGGAACGATAGCTGGAACTGTACTGCGGCCCCTTCAATTCTCCGGTTGGAACTCCAAAGACCCAAATAGACTCAAATCCGTGAAGGTCGATTCTCTTGATCCTGTAATGATTGAATGTATCGACGCTTGGAATGAAGCGGAATCCGGATCGAATCTGTCCAAAGGGGCAGTTTTATATCATAATCCCGCAATTTGCTCTCCATCTTGGGCGAAAAACACCATTGTCGTAGCAACGATAGGTAATCACGCTTTTTCCATTCCAAAAAATTGGGGAGGAGTTACTCGTGCCTGACGACAAGGAAACCAAGAAGAACAACACCTTAGTTCAACAAAGCAGCGAGGGCAAAAAGGAGTCAACAGAAAAATGTTCACCGACGAAAACTTGCTTCGATTTGCTCCATCCATTATTGGGGCACTCTTTGCCGGAGGATTTGCTTGGGCCACAGTGCGGTGGGAGCAGTGGGCGATGCGGAGGTCAATGCGCCGACACGAACGTGCGACGAAGTTCATCTTGCACACCCTCATCATTCTCGCCCAATCTCACAACGAAAATCATCAGACTCCCGAATCCACGAGAATTGACCTTTCCGAGTTATCTCAGATACTTGACGGTGGCGATAGAGAAAGATAAGTCTGATCCTAGCGATCCCAGTTGTGATAGATTTCCATTTCTTATGGACCCCCCTCCTCGACCACCGCACAAATGGCATAAGAGATACCGGATAGCTCTTTGGAAAGGCATTACTTGCGGGGGAATCTTTTTAACCATGGATTCTTTTCTTCATTGGCTTTGGTGAGGGCGTAACCTTCAAACAAGGAGGATATTTTGGACTCAATTTTAAGTTTAATAGTTTCAATCTTTATAGTCTGTATGATTCTTTTTTGTGCCGGATGGACGTTTTATAAATTCGGCAAAGGGCCCATCGCTGTCAAAATTCAGGGATACGTTGCTTCTGTGAAGAAGTGGTGGCATGATCGGAAGGCAACCACGGAGAAGGTCTAATGTGGATATTTGTATATATTATAATTATGATTATCATTGGACTTTTGATTCGGGATGAGTTTCTTTATCACGACGAACTCATGAAGAAACTACAAGACGTACCAAAGGAGGATCCACCGAGCAGCTATAAGAAGGGTTTATTGTAGGAGGGAATGTGGCAGAGGATGAAATTCTCGTAACCAGACCGCCTCGCACTGAACGCAGGAGAGGACCATTCCGCGAGGCTGACGGAAAGATTTCCGCGATAAGGATACTAATGCTCTTGTGGGGAGTTGGTTTGTTCGTCGTATGGACAACCATCTCCCTTTACCATATGGAGCCAGCGGTCATTGACGGCCAGCTTCTTTTGTTTGGATCTTCTATAGTCCTTTATAAGGTGGGACAGAAATATGGGGAGAAAAAATAATGAAGCGGAAGATTCTTCTTCTGATTATTTTTGTTTTCATAGTGAGCATCGGGTTTGTCAGCATAAGTGGTGCGGAAACCCTGTCTTGGAACGCTGTAACTACCTACACAGACGGGTCAACTATTCCATCAGCGACAAGCAAGACCTACCGTGCGTTTTGGAGTATCAGTTCCTCTCTGGTTACCTTACATGAAATAGGATCATCGTCAAGCTCTGTATCTAGGACATTTAACGTAGATTCCGTAGGCATGGTCAGAGGAACATCTGTATATTTCACCGTTCGTGCCATTGTGAACGGGGTGGATAGTGCCAATGCCGCTCCGTTGGCTTGGTCAGTTCCTTCGTTAGCCCCTTCATCTCCAACGAATTTGCGTATGATCTAGGTAGGAGGGCGAATGCCGGAGGGTCGTAAATGGTCGATGGGAAAAAGAGAGGGGGAGAAACACCCCTCGTACTTAAATGGTGCTCTGTTTGCGGATCATTTGCCGGTTTTCAAGATTGCCCTGAAGAAATGGTGGGTTACGGGCCTCATTGTGCTTCTCCTGTTGATTGCCCTCGGGGGTTGGGCACAGGCTATAAAAAGCGGGGCGAAGGTAGATGGATTGCTATCAGAAATCGAAACGATGAAAAGGGAGTTTGAAAGAGAAGTGGGGTTGAAGGATATAGAACGGGAAGCTCAGGAGGAAGTGTATAAGCTAGAAATGAATGAATTGAGAGACATCTACGCAAAAAAGAAACGTCAATATACAAAAGGGAAAAGTACAGCTAAAAAATGGAAATCACCTAAAAACATTATAGAGACAGCGAAGCGATTTCGGTCACACGGATACGAGGCACACGTCGAATGAAAACTTGGGCTTGGTTTTTAGTCCTTATGTTGGTCCTCCCAAGCCCCGTTATGGCCTATCACGATGGAACAAGCGAACCACATACTCGGGATAAAATTTGCTTTACCACAGAAGAAGCTAACAAAGTTCTCAAAACTTTGGAAAATCATGATAGGCTGATCTTGGATGTCAGTGATTGCGAAGGATTAATTTCAGATTGCGAAAATATGGTTACCACTTGCAATGAGCAATTGGAATGGAACTCAAATGAGATTTTAGTATTGATCGGGCAACGTCAGGAAGCAGTCCAGATGTTAGATGAAGCACAGAAAGCTGCGAAGATTGCCAAGAAGGGAACGTGGTGGGAACGGATTAAAAGTAATAGTAGATGGTTGTCTTACGGAGTAATCATAGGGGGGGCCATTGTAGGGGTGCTTACGAGATGAAAATTTGTCGGCAATGCGGAATTAAAGTCCCTATCCCCGAAACTGGCCCCATGCTATGCCCAATATGCAATGGATTTATTGAAAGACGCAAGGAAACAATGAATTGTCCAAAGTGCAAAAATCCGGTGTTCGTACCTAGAAACAAGTCTACTGTTTGCCCTTATTGTAAAGAAGTTCTACAGTATTAAAATGGAGGAAGATTTATGGGCGATTTGATTTTAATTCGTAGAAGGGGTAGTAGTGGAGGGAATGGGAATGACGGTGAGCCTCCGGATAAACCATCCCCATTACGTCCTAGAAAACCTCGCATCAGTAACAGAGACATCGAGCCGTTTATAAAAGACCCCGCATCTATCAGTTCCGATTTATTGGATTTGGTTGATCTGCCCCTTCCTGCGCCCATACTTAGGAGAGAAATTCAACGTCAGGAAAAGCAAAATCCAATAAATAAAGAAATAGATTTGATGAAGAGGTATAAAGAAAAACCTCTTTTATTTTGGAGAGATGAACTAGGTATTCCCATAGATCCATGGCTGAATGATAAACCTCCCAAGAGTTGGAAACCTGGCGATCCTGTTCCCCTCTGGAGTAAGCAAAGGGATATTATTAAGGCCATGGTTGAGCATCGGAAGGTGGCCGTTAAATCCGGACACGGAGTTGGTAAGACGTTTCTGGCCGCAGGGATTACCCTGTATCTAGCTTACGTCTGGCATGCTACCGGAATGACTACAGCCCCAACCTTCCGTCAGGTTCGCCGTGCTCTCTGGGGGGAGATTCATTACCAATACAATCGTGCCCGTGTACCTTTAGGCGGGAAGATAAACCAGGTCAGTCTTGACTTAGGGGATAAGTGGTTTGTCGAAGGATTCGCTACCGACAAGCCGATGGATAACATTACGGGTATTCATGAAGAAAACATTTTCGTAATCGTTGATGAAGCCGGGGGTGTCGTACCTACCACCTTTGAGGCGTTGGACGCTCTGCTAACTTCGGAGAATACCTTTGTATTGTACATTGGAAACCCTGTAGACCCTACTGGAGCATTTGCGGAAGTTTTCAAACCAGATTCTGGATTTAAAACTTTTACCCTCAGTTGCTACGATTGTCCAAACGTAAAACACGATAAAGTTTTTTATCCAAAGCTGACTGTCAAGAAGTGGGTAGATGATAAGGTAAAGAAGTGGGGCTCAGAGTCTAACCTGTTTCGCGTTCGGGTTTTGGGGGAGTTTCCAGAAGAGAGCAAGGATACCCTTATCCCCATTCGGTATATTGAAAAGGCTTTGGAGAAAGGGAGAGAAGGGGTATTTCCAGCAGATCAGATTTACGCTTTTGGATTGGACGTGGCTAGACAGGGTTCGGACAGCACTACCTATGGAATACGATATAGATCAGGACTTTTTAAACTTCATGAGTCTACTCAGAAGAAGCGGGAAACGGAAACTGCAGGAAAAATGGTGGACATCTACAATGAATTTATTCCGGAGTTCAAGTATAGGGATTTGAATACTTTGGAAAATAAATTGAAAGAGCTAGGGGGCAAGGAGGAAGAAGCCTTCTTCCCTCCAATCAATGTGGATGATATCGGGGTAGGTGGAGGGGTGGTCAGTATTTTGATAGAGGACGAATATCCAACCAATGGCGTAAACGTAGCGGAGGCTCCTGATCCCTCCGACCCAGATGAAGCGAAGTTGTTTCTAAATAAGCGTGCCCAGTATTACTGGAATCTGAAGAAACTATTCGAAGGTGGGCTGGTGGCTATAGATGACGAAGAGCTGGCCTTCGAATTGTCTAAATTAAAAATGGAATTTCTACGGAGTGGAAAGATCAAAATAGTGGACAAGGAGACCATTAAGAAAGAATTGGCTGGTCGTAGTCCGGATAAGGCTGAATGTATGATGTTGGCCTTTTCGATGGACTATGCAGACGTGGAGAGGGAACTGGTTAGGTTTATCTAACGGAGGTCATATGAAAGAATTTTGGGAAAAGTGGAGGACTATGATTTCCGTAGCTGGTACGTTCTTGTTTGTATTTGGTTTGGCTACAACTTTCGTTGTAAAATCCCAATCTATCGCTACTTGTGAACAGGTGGAAGAGGCGAAGCAAAATGCGGTAAGTGTTCATAATAAAGACTTCGCAGAAATTTCAGAAGCTCTGAGAGAACAAATTCAGAAGAGCGATAGACAAGAATTAGACAGACAGCGAAAAGGGTTTCAGCAAGAGGTATACGCAATCGAGGATAGGATGAAAGTGGAAGGGCGAACCCCGTATCTTGTAAATCGGTGGAGATGGAATAAACAGCAATTGGATGATGCTAATCTAAAGTGGAAAGAGCTGTATGAATAACGGGAAAACTAATAACGGAGGTGTGGGGGCATGTTTAACGAGATGTTGGCCGAGTCGGTTGCGGGGGCTGTTTTTTGGTTATTGATAATATTCGGATCAGGACTTACCTTACGTTTTTTGATAAGAGACATCATAGATTTTATGTTGGAGGATAGCAAAAAGAAATCCCCTGAAGAAGAAGATTAATGGGGACAGATAAAAAAGTAGTCGAGAATATTCTTGATACGGATTATAGTTAAATCCAACGGCTTTGTCCATAGGAGATAGGAATGGCGAACCGCTTAGAGCAATTGAGAAGGGGCACAATCGGTAAGAGTTCCATCGACGCGGTGTTTCTAAGAAATAAACAAATGCTAGGAGTAAATGAGGAAGAGATAATCCGGGAGTCATATAGGAAGTCAGATTTGGTGTATGTTTGTATTTCTACCACCGCCAAGGCTATATCCCAAATTCCGTTAATAGCTGTTAAAACTACGGGACAAGGGGGTCAATATCGACCTCTTCCAGAGGCAGACCCTTGGGCTAAATTAATTGAACGCCCTAACTATATCACGGACAAGTATTCGTTCATTGAGTCGATAATTACGCATTTGCTTTTGGATGGAGAAGTGTTCATAATACCATTCCCTCCTACGTTAAGCCCTCCAAATTCTCTTTGGATCGTCAGAAATAAATTCATTAGTCCGGCAAGAGATTCTAAAACGGGGCTTTTGATGGGGTGGCTCTATAATCAGTCTGGGCATACTACGGAGTCAGGTAACATAGCAAGACCGGAATCCATTCCGTTAGGCATTGACGAAGTGGCCCGTATTTTTCTGATCAATCCTTACGATCCATTAAAAGGGATGTCCCCTATAGAAGCAGGAAAAGTGAGCATAGTGGTAGATTACAAATCGGCATTTTATACCTCTGTGTTCTTCGATGAGGGGGCTTCCCCTGGGGGCGTTATTTCTACGGAACAGAAGTTAGGGGATAAACAGTTCAACCGTACTAAGGAGCAATTTGAGTCTCGGCACCAAGGATTTAGGAAAGCGCATAGAGTAGCCGTTTTGGAGCAAGGGCTCAAGTATACCCAGACGGGTTTGACTCAAAAGGATATGGAATTTAAAGAATTGCGTAAATTATCTGCCGAAAGAATTTACCAAATTTTCGGAATGAAGAAAGCAATTGTCAGCGTTGTAGAAGATGTAAACTACGCCACGGCTAGGGAAGAAAGAAAGGAATGGTGGGAAGGTACTAACCTTCCCTTAATGTCGATGATTACTTCGGCGTTGAATTTCGTTCTATTTAAGGATTCTTCCAACGTCAAGTTAATTTTTGATATTACTGCAATAGCTGCTCTTAAAGATGCATTAGAGTCAAAAGTAAACACTGGACATAAACTATGGCAAATGGGATATGCTGCTAATGAGATTAATGATCGGCTGGATTTAGGATTCGCTAATAAGCCTTGGCGTAATTTGGGATATATTGCAGTCAATATACAGCCCGTAGAACGGGCTTTGAATCCCCCCGAGCCTCCTCCTGCAATTCCGGCACTTCCCCCTGCCCCTTCTGAGGAGGTTCCGCCAGAAGAACCCCCGAAAGCATTATTATCGGGAATTGAAGATAAAGACCCAAGTAAAGAAGATATTAGAAACGAGAGACTTTGGGAAAATTTCCTTCAAAAGTTAGATGGTCTAGAGGAAAAATTTGAAAAGAAAGTAACCAGAGTATTCGCGGATATGAGGAAGCGTGCTTTAGATAATTTGTATAAGAGTGCCAAAGCTCCTAAAGACCTAGACGATGAATTTTTCTTTGAGGATTCTAGAAACATTTCCAAATTTACTGATCCTATTTATGAAAGGACTTTGATTATAGGATTTGCTTCACTGTTCGAGGAAACTGGAGAGGAAATTCTTTGGAGCGTTTCTGACGCGGAAGCCCAGGCTTTTCTTTTGTTAAAAAATATTAAGATAAAAGGAATCATTCAGACCATCAAGAATCAGGTTAGAATAGAATTAATGGAGTCTTATCAGAACGGAGAGACTATTGATCAGATAGCCGATAGAATACGAAGGGTGTTTAACGTATCCAAGAGTAGGGCTAAAACCATAGCCCGTACAGAGATCATTGGTACTGCCAACGAAGGCAGGCATTTGGCTATTGGTAGGACAGGGTTTGGTGAGAGACAATGGTTTACTGCTATGGATGAGAGGGTGCGCCCTCAACATAGAATGATGCATGGTATGAAAGCCAAATTAGGGGAACCATGGGTTATGCCAGACAGTACCTCCTTACGTTTTCCGGGAGATTCGAATGGACCTGCCCATCAGGTGATAAATTGCAGATGTATAGAAACAGTAGTACCAGAATCGCACTACTCATTACAAACGTGAAATAGGAGGTAAGTATGGCTAACAAATTACTGGAGCAAGACGGTTCCCCAGTAAAGTATCAGGGGAGAGAAGTTTTCGGTGCCGATTTTGCCGGAGCAATAAAGGCGGTAGACATCGAGAAGCGAAAACTCGTTATGGTAGGTACGGATGAGTCCATGGACAGAGATGGTGACATCATCCGTCTATCTGGTTGGAAGTTGGAGAATTACCGGAAGAATCCGGTTTTCCTCTGGGCCCATAATTATGGGTCTGTACCTCTGGCCAGAGCTGAGAAGGTCATCAAAAAGCAGAATCCGAGCAGGATGGAATTTCAACTCATTTTTCCGACCAAAACCATCTATCCGTTCGCGGATATGATCTTGGAACTCTATGGGGAGAAGATCATTAACACCTCCTCCGTAGGGTTTATTCCCTCCAAATGGGAACCCCATTCGGATGAGGAAAAAGAAAAGAATCCGTATGGAAGGGTTTACACCAGCCAGGAACTGTTGGAACTTTCTGGATGTCCCGTTCCTTCCAATCCCAACGCCCTACAGAACGCTTTGAAGGGCAAGAATTTCGGATTTCAACAGGACGATTTGGTCAAGTACCTATCGGGGGCAACCCTGATTCCGCGTCCGGAGAATGAAGACGATGTATTGGACGAACTTTACAAATCCGAATCCGAAACAGAGATAGTGGATGAAACTTCCGCTATTCTGGTCCAAGTACCGGAACTGCTGGAAGAATTTGAAGCCTCTTTCTCTCCCTCTCCAGGGATTTCAGAGAGAGATGCCGAAACCGACACCGTCGATCCTCTGGTCACAACCACAGAATCCGCTGAGGAGACAGTAGAGGTTCCGGGGGTTGAGTCGGCAACTGTTGATCCAATTGATCCGGACGAGGTTTCTCCATCATCCCCTATCGCTCCATCGGAATCCATAGAGGAATTGATGGCAGAGGATTTGGAAGAAAACCTAATCAACATAATGAGTCGTTTAGACTCCATTGAGCAGACCCTCGGGTCATTGGCCGATGGAGTTAAGGATGTCCAGACCACCTTGACGAAAGTCATAGAGGAAGGTCAAAGGAGATCCAGTAATGAGTCAGACCCAGCTTCGTTGGTTTTGAGGGATGCGTTCAGTAGGGCTAAAATCAAGCCCGAACCTACCCCGAAACCCTCTGATGGGACGAACGCGGGGGGTTATCCCCCGGAGTCGATCCAAGAATTGAAGAGAGTGATGTCGGATTTGTCTCAGGCACTTAAATCCATCAAACTGAACTAGGAGGAGAAAATGAAGAAGTCTTATGTAAAGACAGAGACGGGTGTTCTCGTTCTGGCCACAACGGAACAGGTGGCGGATGCGGGCATCGAAAAATTCGAAGTAGAGGAACGTCAGGAGGTTCCTCAGGAAGATCCCATCAAGGAGTTGACCGGGATCATCAGGGAAATGTCCGGTGGCCTGAACGCCATCAAGGACAAGGTGGACCAGCAGGAAGCTGCTCTCGCTGCATACAAGAGTGCAGTGGATCGCGGTTTACTTCCTCCCAACCCTCATTCACCGCCCACCAGGGAAACCGCTTCCGAGGAACTGAAGTCAATCATGGGGCATTACGACCTCGCCTTCCAGGGCAAGGAACTGATGTCCAAGACGGTTCATCCGAATCATCAGATCGATGAGCCCACACGGATCGAGATGGCCAAGTTCTATGCCCTTTTCCTCCGTCATACCTTGTTCCAGGATTGGCGGGCAAAGGACAAGTTCTGGGATTATTTCGGCCCGACGATCAAAACTCCCATCGGTGATTCCGGGAACGCCTTCCCGCTACCGGACATCGTGGATTCGGAGATTCTCGCGTTTGCCCGCGAAGTCTCCGTGGTTCTCCAGTACGCGAGAATCTGGCAGATGTCGTCTGACAAACAGTCCTTCCCGTCCGAGACTGCGGCAGCTGCGGTCGCTTGGGGGAACACCACCCAAGAGTCCGAACCTGGCGTGACCGAAGTCGAGCTGGACGCCAACGAGCTTTCGGCGTACAGCGTTGTGAAGAACGCGACTCTGATGGATGCGCGTTCGGACATCGTGTCTTGGCTTACCGCTGCTCTGGCGGAAGCTGCGGGACTGGAACTCGACAACCAGGCATTCAACGGAACAGGTTCCCCTTTCTTCGGTATCCTGGGAGCAGCTGGCTCAGGATTCTCGGTCACACTGGGCGGGTCAACCTTCTCCGACCTGACTGCCACTGACCTGTCAGAGATGATCGGGCTGTTGGACGGTCTGCGGAAACAGGGTGCGCGGTTCTGGATGCACGGCCAGAGCCTCCACACCGTCCGTGGTCTGAAGGACGACAACGCCCGTCCCATCTTCGTGGAAACGGTGGGTTCCCCGGTTTCCGGCACCATCTGGGGATACCCGTATACGGAGGTGATCAAGATGCCCTCCACCACGGGAGCGAACACCCCATTCCTTGCTTTTGGGAACCTTCGCTATCTGGGCATCGGGCGTAGGCTTGAAGTTTCCACTCTCTCCGCAGACCCCTACGGCCTGTGGACCACCAACCGTATGCGGTATAAACTGTACCAGCGGTGGGGCATGAAGGTCGGACTGCCTGGCGGCTTCGTCAGGGCACTGTCCTCCTCGTAGGACGCAATAGCAAGATAGTCAATAATAGGGTGGACGGGAATTCCCGTCCACCCTATTTAGGAGGGCATTTCGAATGGGGGCAAGCATCTGGGTTTCTCCGTTCTCGGATGTGAGGGTCATCCCGTAAGATTCGGAGATGCCCTCCACGAATCAGGGCTGGCCCTCCCCCCACCCATGTATTGGAGGAATTATGATAGGAGATAATTCTAAAAAACTTATCTATTTTTGCGAAGAGTGTAGGGCGGTATTCACAGTGTACAAGGGGAGTAGTATAATCAAATGTCCAAAGTGTCACGGGATTCGTGTTGGGGAGTTGGTCAGAAACAAGGGAGCTGTCGTAACGAAATGAGAATAAAAATTATCAGCAATGGAATAGTGACTCAAGGAACGAAAGTAGTAAATTTGGAAACGGGGGAACTGCTTGAAGGTGTAACGGCTTTTACTATAACGGCTGAGGTAGGGGGGCTTGTAACTGCCTACCTAAAAGTAATCAATGTTGAATTGGACGTGGTAGCAGAAGTAACGGAGGAGAAACCTCGTGGAAAAGAATTATCAAACCTAATACGGAGGGCAGAGAAATGAGCGTAAAATTTAAGTGCGAAAATTGTTTGAAGGAGACATTGATTAGAGGGGAAGGAAACGTATCAATCACTTGTCAATCGTGCGGATGTGGGGACATCAAATTTGATAAAGATGTAATCTTGGCCCCCGTTTCCGTCAAGGATCCAGGGAAAATTCAGGGGTCTGTTTTGGTAAAAGGTGGAGAGAGTTTTTTGGGGCATCATTTAGGAGGCAGTCTTTGGTCAATTTCTTTCTCCGTTCCTAAAACTCCTCCGGAGACTCCTCCGGCAGCACCCCCCAGGATAAAAAGGAGGGGTGGGGGCTAAATGAATGAGTTTTATGTAAATTGTGATAACTGTAAAAAGCAAACTATCTTTAAATATCCTACTAGGGCCACCCTAGTTTGTTCTTCTTGCGGTTGTACGACTGGGCAAGTCTTTTTTTCAGAAGAATTGGAAGAAGATAATACCATCATATTCGAATGTGTGAAGTGTAAAGAGGGATTTCCAGTTAGGTTGGGAGTTTCATCTTTACTTAAATGTCGTAATAT